ATTTAACAGCATAGGGCATCCTGTTTCTTCATACCAACGTTCTAACAGTTTTCTAAAGCCCACGCTTTGATTTGCAGAAACTGTCTGTACCCGAGAGGTGCCGTCCCCGTGGACGATTGCAGGTAGTCCAGGATCTGTGCAAGTTGCAGTGTATTGCATAAAGGGGCTGACATATCCGTCGAAATAGGTAGACGCATGTTCCTCCAATACTGCTGGTGCAAATGGTCTAAACTTCTGTCTTTGCTTAATGGTGTTAACTCTATCTTTGATATCGGTTCCGCGGGGGTCTGCAAGGAGGGAGCGATTACCAAAGGCTCTGGGTCCAAACTCAGCACGGCCGCTGGCAACACCACAAATACCAGTAGTAAGCAACTCATGTAATACTTCTTCAACTGGATATTCTCCTTCTATGTTGTACCCTGTGTACATATGTGGCATAGGCATGTGTTGTTTTTTGTGTGCTAGTACACACCCTATAGCACTGCCTGCATCACCCGGGTTGGGCATTATATACATATCGTTCCAATCGCTCTTGATGCTGCCATTGGCACTACAGTTTAGCGCACACCCTCCCATCAATACTAGGTTACCCGATGGAGATTTCCACCTAGCCCAGTTGCTGATATACTTGAGTAGGTACGAATAAACCGCTTGGGTAGCAGCAGCTATGTCAAACATATCCTGTTCAGTGGTAAGGTCTGGTCTCCACCAGCTACACCCTCGGTGCAAGTTGTGCTTGAGCTTAATAGTAGGCTTGTTGAAAAACATCTGTTTGAAGCTATCGTGGTCAATAGGGTGAAAAAATTCGTGTAGTATTTCGTTGAAGAACCTTAGGGGGTCTCCATACGCTGCCATACCCATGAGGATGTATTCGTCTTCCTGTGGCTTTAGTCCCAGTCTTTGTGTGAACGCTGAGTACCATAGTCCCACGGAGTGTGGATACGTTTGTCTATAGATACGTTTGAGTCCTGTTTCTTTGTCAGCGTTCCAGATAGTGAGTGTATCAAACTCTCCAATACTGTCAATACAAACAACAGTGGCTTCTGTAAAAGGACTAGTATAAAACCCGGCAGCAGCATGGGCAAGGTGATGATCAGTATACCGAATAGGAGCATGTATCCCATAAGATCCAAGGTAACGACTAATATTGTTTTCACCCAACCGAAGTCCTTGACCTGCTCTAAACTGTCTAAGAGTTTTGAGACCAGGTCTCTCGTACCAAATAACTTCATTAGGCTCTCCCCATTGTCTTGCATAGTTAACTATCTCTTTATTGAGATGTGCATCGTTCTTAACACCACTAAAGCGTTCACTGTGACTAGCAAACTCTAACCCGTCATCTGTAAACACTGCTAGTGCTGCGTCATGACTATTAGCACTGATACCCCAAGTAATCATAGTAGCTGCAATACCTCTTGTACGCCATTGGCTACATTCTTTTGCCAAGTATCTGCTTGGTGTGGTGTGCCTACATAATCAGTTATATATTTATAACAAGTAAACTGTACATTCATACGTTTGCATACAAGTGCAATAGCATAGGCTTCCATATCAACTACATCTATTTTATTGTCCAACAACCAACGTCCGAGTTCATGTACAAACTGATCTCCTGTTCCTAGTGTTAGACTAGGAGTCATATCGGGCGAAAAATCCAAGTACGGCAAGCCTGCTTCAAACGGAGTAACACCTCTTGGTGCTTGTGGTTCGGCATTCATATCACGCTGTACAAACTTGGTAATACGGTGTATGCCTTTTAACTCCGCTTGACAGCTTCCAACTGTGCCATAGTTGTATACTTCAGGATGAAATCCTAAACTGTGTGCTTCTGCAATAGCTTGTGTGGCTGCAAATGCTGCATTTACTTTGCCTACACCTGTGTACACTACTTTGTAATCGTTGGGTGCAAGTTTGTAAGGCAGTTCTGCTTCAAGTGCTACTAATAATATACGATATCTCATTTGTAAATAAACGGGTCCTTCTTGCGTAGTTCTTTCAAACGTTTTCTAAAACGTATTTCTTCTTTGATACGTGTGTAAGGCCATATGATAATGTCCCGAATCCTTTTTAGGTAAACCATTTTTTTGCTCTCAATCTAATCTTTAATGTGCTGCTTTCGGCAGCACTGGCAATACTGTATAATGTATATAGTCTTCCATAACGTTGTACAGCATCGCCAATGTCGTTTATGTCCATATCCCAGTTAGGCAAACTTACTTGCCATCCTAGTTCAATAGCTTGTTCAACTAGTTTGCTGCCTGCTTTATCTCGATCAGGAACTACAATAACATCTTTATTTAATCTATTAATCAGCAATGCTTGTGCATCATTGATTTCACTGCCGCCTAATGCACACCCGTCAACGTGTAGTGCATCCACTTGTCCTTCACAAACAATAGCAAACACTTTGTTGTAGCCTTGTTCGTCTAATCCATAAACAAATCCAGGCTGTACTTCCATAAGATACTTGGGCTTCTTGTCTGCTGCGATAGTTCTAGCAGTCCATCCTACAATACGTTTTTCATAGTAGAATGGAATAATAAGTCTATCACGATATGCTAGACTAGGGCTCCAATAGTAATCAGTATCATCTAAGTTTAGATTACGTGTAGCCATATATTCAAGTATAGCCATACTAAACTTGTTAAACTCTGTAATGTCTGCAATCTTAACTGCGTCTGGCGGCAATGGTACAGTTTCAAATGTAGGCAGCTCTATCTTACGCTCTGCTACTTCAACGCCTTCGTTTATACGCATCACATCAAACGTTAGCTTCGTTATTGTATCATCACTACAACCAAGCCATTGTAGTAGCTTACGTAGCTTGTGCGACACCGGTCTGCCTGGTTGCCAGCTTGCTTTGTATCCACAGTTAAAGCAGTGATAGCTAACAGTATCGCCTTCAGAGATAAGTCCGCCACGCCCACGTTTGTCTGCACTATCGCCATTGTGATGACAGCAAGGTGCATTGAAGCTGGTCCAACCACTAGGTGTAGTTTTACGCTTTCCAGGCAAGTGTGCTGTGATTGTGTCGGATACAATACTCATACTATTATTATAGCATCAGTATCCAGATTGTCAATCAGTTTCTAACAAGTATTTTTGATATCTTATCTGTTGGATCTGTTTCGGTATAAAAACGCAAGTGACTAAACACACCGTTGAAGTTTACAGGAGTTGGTTCTGTTTCAGTTCCGTCTAGTGTTACTGTAGTAATATTTGCCCATGTTGTATTCAATGTTACTTGATTTTCCAATGTACCCTGTACTACAATATCTCCAGCAAACTCATTTGTGTATAATGCTGCTGTATGCAATGCAATGTTGCCATTAAGTCCTGGCTGTGCATCCAAACTTTCAGTACTCCAATCAGTTGGTGATTTTTGATCGCTTACAAAACCAGTTATGCTGTAAGTATCTAATGGGCCTGGAAATGCAAACCCATCGATAAACATAGTTCCTTTTGCTTCAAAATGTGCTTCGCTGTATGTTAGTGTTTTGGCGCCTGTAGTATCTACAAGATAGATTGCATATTTGGTATACTGTTGTTTTAGATTTAATAAATCGTTTTCAGTTACATTTACAGTAAATACGCCTTTTTGTGTATTTGTTTGAAATGTAATACTAGTACCAGCTGGAACAGCAGCAGAAGAACTTTTGTTTAGTGTTACTGTATTTCCTGCTATTGCACTTACTAAAGTATTACGTTTGATATACGTTCCTGTAACAGTTTGACCAACTGCAATGCCACTTGTACTACTAAATTCAAGTGTTGTATCTGCTGCACTTTCAGCTGCGGTTGTAGTTTTAGATACTACATCATCTAATACGGTTCCATCATGTTCAACAACTAGGTTATTATTTTCATCAAACATCATAAACTTGGGGGTGTATCCTTGTAGGCTAACTGGTTTTTGATCATGATTTTTAACTTCAAAATGTAGTAAGTTGTCTATACCTCGATAAACGTTTAGGGTTTTTTGATACACTGGTCTATACTCCGTTATGAATCCTGCCAGATTGGCAACGATGGTAACTTGGTTCTTTGCTAAATATCTATAAGTTTTCTGCATCGGCGGGACCTTTTTTATATAAGTATTTATGGTATGTTATTAAAAGATATAGAACAAAAATTTCCTTTTCTAAGTGTAGTAGCATACGGCGGCAATGAATATGTAGGAATCATTGTTAATCAAGATGTAACAGTAACAACTATGTATCTATACACCAAACTTAAAACGTCTGCACATAAAGAGCTATTAATCGAACTTGGTGAAATATGGTGGTGGGAGTCGAATAGGATGATTCCTATTAATATTTTCTTACGTAAAGAAATACAAGATATTAGCTATAGTTTAATGACCATGAATACCAAAGATGTTAAGGTTATTGTTGGCCCGTGTGTTAATCTAAACAATCTAACTATAAAACGTATTAAACGCAAAAGCGTTCAAGTTATGCGGAAGCCTGCTCGTTAAGTTGTTCGCATACTAAATTCATATGCACAACACACGCCGCAGCATAACTAACAGCATGTGCTTTCTTAAAGAAGTAACTTCCGTCAGTGGGTGCGACCCACACACTTTCTAATATCGTTGTCCAAGTTTCGTTGACAAGATGGCGTTTGGCAGGCCGAATCATCGCTAACACTGCTGCTAATTGTTCTACGCTTTGTGGCTTTGTTTTGCGTAGGATTTCCCCATGTCCGGAGATATGAAAGATAAGATTTGTGAAATCGTCGTGTTGTAAAAGACTCCATTCGGGTTCCTTGTTCATTAGTGTTGTTAAATGATCTTCGTCTTTGATATTGTTGTAAATGTTTACATTCAAAAAGTCAAGTTTGAAATAGCCTCTATCTTCTGCTGTCTTGTAATCAATAGTACTCAAGTTATCAATAGGATTATGCGGACACTCGGTTACATACACACCAGTGTTGTGCTTCTTTCCTGTATCAAGTTTTGCCACACGGTGTTGTATCTTAGATAAGATAACACTGCGATCAGCAAAGTCGATGTCAATATCCGGCATTAGAGTTTACCTTCTTCTCTCATTTGTTTTCTTATTTTAGTAGCACTAATATCGTGTATGTCTTTGCCCAAGTCATGTTCGGTAAATGAATATCCTACACTGCGTCCATAACTAATATCTACAATGTTTGGTACTTTTGCTATTTCGTATTCTTTGTGCAATGTATATCCAACTTGTTTTAATCCTGTAATAATATTGTTTCTAACTACATAGTAATCAAATGGATTGTCATCTTGGCCAGGTCCTGCATCCTCACCTTGAACATCTCTGCACATAATAATAACTTGACCAGTTTTTTCCATTGCACGTTTGAATAGTTCAGTGTGACCATCGTGCCAGGGTTGCCATCGTCCTAGCATTTGTGTGGTTGGCTTCTTCCAATCAAACATTTTTCTCTCTCCATTGCTGATATCTTTTTACAGCAAGCATTAATGTATTATGAGTATCTGTAAACCATTCACTAACACGATAGTCTACAACATCCGGTGTTTCGAATATTGCATTTGTATCTTCGTAACGGCCTTCTTTGATAGTATCCATCCACACAGTAAAGTCTGCATCAAACTTTTTACGAGTTTCTTCAGTAGGACACACAAAGTCACATACAGCAACCCTTCCAGCAGATACAACGCCATCTGCAATCATACTCATACGAAATGCCTGGCGTTCTCTACCTTCTTTGCTAAAATCCCAGTCTTTGTATTTTTCTCTAACAACATCTGCATTGATATGTACGCCGCCGATTAGTTCTGCAAATGGTTTTGCCAATGTTGATTTACCACTGCCTGGTAATCCAAATATTAATATTTTCATAACTTAGCTTCTTTCACAACCTGTCTTACTAGATCAACATCATTTGGGTTGCGTTTAAATCTCATTGCCCAGTGTCCTGGCTCTAGTACTGTACCTAACATAGTTAACTGTTCGTCATTAAAGTTATTTAGTGCAGCTTTGCCTGTTTTACAATTTAGTACCAGCCATGGAGATATTTTTCCATCTCTAATATCCCAAGTAATTCTATTTGTACTTGCGTGTTCAAAGTAATGATTGTACAAACTACTATTTTCTTTTGCCCAGTTTACCATAGTATCAATACTACGTTCGAGAGCAGTTTGGACGCCTTCTTTGCGAATAAGTTCGTTGGCGTATTTTTCATACATTTCTTCTCTACACCAATGATCAAGTTTTACATTACTAGTAACAACATAGTCAATGTACTTGTCAGGATACAGCGGTCTTACGTTGTTAACAAAACTTCCAAACTTAACAAATGCATTGTAGAAACTACTTTTAACAAACTCGTCATAGCTTTTTTCTTTTTTATTACCTGCACTTAACTTGTAAAATCTTTGAAATGCGTAAAATCCAATAGTTACTCGCTTTTCATCTTTTTGTAGCCAACGTCTTTTAGGCTCACACATATGGGCAATAAGAGTACTTTCTTTTGAATAACTTTTATTACAATATTCACATGTATATTTAGATGTCAACTTTTTCGTATCCGTGATCGTTTGCAAGTTGCTTGATTTCTTTTTTTGTAGATATTCTAGCAAGTGTTTCAACCTCATCAAGTTTCATATTAGGATATATTTGCGATAATAGTTTTACTTCTTTACTACTATCGTCTTTCTTTTTCTTGAGTCCTATCCAAGGATGGAACTGTTGTTTTCCTGTATTACCTGCTACACACAACAACTGCCATTGCAGTTTGATATGATTGGTGCCACCTAGTACATTCCAGTTTTTGTTGTAGTATTCGTTGACTTTGAACACTGCTAGTGCAGTTTTTTCATAGTTACCTTTAACACTACTAATATATCGATTGAGATTCCACAGGTCGCCTTTGATATCTTTTCTGCCAACATCACTAGCAGCATCGTATAACTCTTTCATGTTGTTATCGATTGCTGGTATTAATACTTTAAACAAGTCCAGTTCTTTATTTGGCATCCGCTGGTTTCTTTTCTGCTGGTTTCTTTTTCTTGCCCCAAGTGTATACAATATCGTCTTGTTCAGTTTTTGCTCCAGGAGGGCATACTTCTACTTTGTTTCCCTTGGATAACCATTCATCTATTGCTGCTTGATCGCTTTTAGTTATTTCGTATCTCATTTTTAATGTGCCAATCTTTTAGATCTTGGGGTGAATTTATTTCAATGCCATCAAACTCAACTTCAACAACACCAATCCTAATACTATTTTGTATCCAACGCAGTTGCTCAAGTTGTTCTAATGTTTCTTCTGTATACTTGGTGCTTGCATTGTACATTGCCTTTACTTCTCTGTTGTATCCGTAAATACCTAAGTGATGATCTCCGTATGGCAAACTAGCTCTTAAGAACCAATGTGCCCTACCTCTATTATGTATCATTTTAACACAGTTTGGATCACTTCGCAAGTTAAAATCCATTGTAGTATATGCAGTTGCTACATCGCTGCGTTGTAGTTCTGCTTCAACTGCACGAATGATATCTTCTGTAATATCAGGCATGTCGCCTTGTACATTTATGTAACGATCGTATTCTAATACTTTGTCGATTACTTGCATACAACGTTCGGTGCCGTTTTCCGCTTCTGTGGTCCAAAGACATTTAGTTGCACCAAGATAATTATATACCGTTTGATCGTCGGTTAGCACATATGTGTCTAATCCTGTAGCAGCACATTTGTTGTAAATGTGTTCTATCATAGGCACACCGTTTAACGGTGCCATAACCTTGCCAGGAAATCTTGTACTAGCGTATCTAGCAGGTATTAATATTGCTGTGGTCATAGCCAACTCCATCCTCTAGCAGCATCGCTGATTACTTTAATCTGCTTTACTGTATCTTCAAAGTCTTCTAGTCGTAACATATTAGGACCGTCACTAGGCGCATTGTCTGGGTCGGCATGTACTTCTAAGAAGAAGTTGCTAATGCCCATAGCAGCGGCAGCACGAGCAAGACCTGGGACGTAATCACGATTACCGCCAGACGATTCACCGGCCCCTCCAGGTTTTTGTACTGAGTGCGTTGCGTCAAATACGATCGGAACGCTAAAGTTATCAAGCATGTACTGCATACCATTAAAATCGACCACAAGATTGTTATATCCAAAGCTAGTTCCTCTTTCTGTTATCCATACTTCTTTAGCACCTTCTGTTTTTGAAAGGATACCTTTTACGTCCCACGGTGCAAGAAACTGTCCTTTTTTGATATTTACAACTTTGTCTGTAGCACAGGCTGCTTGTATTAGATCAGTTTGTCTACATAAGAATGCAGGAATCTGTAGTACATCGATTGCATCATCAAACTCGTCTCTAATAGTATGCACTTGGCGCACATCGTGTACATCTGTGAGAGTTTTTACTCCAAGTGTTTTTTTGATTTCACGAAAGTCAAACAGTGTTGCGTACAGTCCTTGTCCGCGTTCGCCGTTTGCACTTGTACGGTTAGCTTTGTCGTAACTAGCCTTGAAGATATATTCTATGCCGTACTTGTCGCATACACGCTTGCATTCTTTAGCAATCTCTGCTGATTGTGCTAGTGTCTCGTGCTGGCATGGTCCTGCGATAATTCTCATACTTGATCCTTATTACTATCCTTAACAGTATAGTACATTACAAGCAATCTGTCAAGTTGTTTCTTTAATGCAGGATTAGAATCAGCTGTAAGATGCATATCTTGCCATTCACTCCAACTAAACATATCTCCAGTTGCTCTACTAACAGCATCTGGGTCGCCGCCAACTATCCATCTTGCTATTTCATTGAGTGGAGGATCTCTATAGCGGGCATACAAAACACCGTTTGCCCGCTCATAGATTAACGCTTGTCCCGGAATCAACTTAGCCAAGATTACTTGTCCATTAACTCTGCTTTGCGCTTCTCGATAGCTGCAAGGCGTTGAGCTTCTGCTTCAATGTCAGCAGAATCTTTTTCTGATTTTGCTGTTCCGTCGCGACCCATAACTACCAAAATGATTGCTGTGATCAACGGTGAGATGAGTAGTGCAACTACAAACCAAAGCCATCCATTGCGTCCCCAGTTGTTAGCCCAATAGCCTACTAGTGCTGAAAACACTACTGCCATTAAAATAATATCCATTTTACTTCTTTCCTTTTACTTCGGTGCCGCTAGTACGACGAACAATGTCATCGTGATTAAATTCAGCCCAGTACAGTTCAAAAGCGACACCGTCTTCTAGTCCTTCGAACTGATGAATTTTACCGGGCTTGACTTGTGTAAAGTCGCCTGCGTTTAGAATAGTTTCATCAACTAAGCCTTGATCATCTTGCCACACACGAACAATCATCTGTCCTGACTCTACATAAAAGCCATTCCATTTAAATCTATGTTCGTGCTCCGAACATTTGTAACCTTTGTTGAATTCAATACGATGAAACTCTAGTACACCGTTTGCATGGATCAACTCTGTGTTGCCCCAAATCTTTCCTGCTTTTATTCCCATTATGCTATATACTCCTTTAATATTTCTATTGCCTCGTGCCAGCTAACATATTGTTCTGTTTCAATATCCCAAACTGGTTGAAAGCATACTGTCCATCGTGGCTGGTTTCCTGGATTAAGTGTACCATGCAATACACCTGTATTTACAATACTAGGTTTATTTGTATTAGCTCTATGCAATACTGTACAATCTTTTGGTGATGCTGTTAATACTGTAATTTCATCATTGTATATTATGCTTTCGTCGCCTTTTGTATTTACACCAGGCTTAACTGTATATTCAAAAGTTTTATCTGCTTTGTACCATATTATTTCGCCATCTTCAGGTCCCCACGTTTGATTTATCTTTACAAATTCAGTTTCGTAATGATAAAAGTCTGTATGTATTGGTACCTTGCCGCCGTTTGGCGGAGTATAAAAACATTCAATCATCAACAACTTCATATCAAACTGTGCTAAGAAATCTACCATATTTTGATCGTAGTGATTGGGCAAATGCTGTTGCATTACAGTTTTTTGATTAGTATCAAATAGATCTGGTTTTTTAATTTCAAAAGGAAGATCTATATATCTATGATATCTGTTATAAAAGTTTTCCAAAATCTATTATCTCACACTGTCTACTTATATCCTTAACAAAAAATGCACATAGAGGATTTTCTCCTTCTGTAATCGGAACACTTAAAAGTTGTCCGTTTTTCATTTTAGGAAAATACCATTTAACATCGTTATAGAAATTTACTATCTCAATGCTACCAAATCCTGGCTGAAAACTAGTTAGTGGATTGAACAAAAAAGATTCAAATCCACGTTCATTTAAACTTGTAATCGGCAATACTTCTAAATCACTGCCGGCTTCACTACATCCAACAGCAATACACCAATCCAATGGCATAGTAACTTGATGTCCATTAATTTCTATAACTGCTGCCGGACTATTAAAACTTTCTAAAAAGATTAATGGTACATAAAAGAAATCAGGATCTTGTGGACTACTGTTATCTAACACACTAAATCGCATAGTGTCGTCTACTTCTTCTGGCAAACTATTTAAGTTAAAACTTTTATTTTCTAATGTAAGTATATTCATTTATTCCAATCTACTTTCTCAATTGTGAATGGATACTCTGCTTCTTTGTAAAACTTTTTACGCTGAGTTAGATGTCGCTTCGCAAACTTACACGTACTTGTAAGATCCCATATTTGTACGAAGTCTTTATCTTTTGCCTTTCTTACGCCTCTACCAATACTTTGTATAACACGCACGAAAGACTTACCAGGCTCAAGGAGAACAAGATTAAAAATACGTGGAATGTTAAGGCCGACGGCGGCGACTCCATACGTTGCGATAATGACTTCATTAGTTCCTTCGCGAATCGTGTCATATGTTTCCTTTCTGTCTTTGTTCTTAACAGCGCCGCTTATAAATGTGCTGCCTGGTATCAGTTCTGCTAGTGCTTCACCTGCACTAATTCTATCTACTAGTATAAGTGTATTGCCTGAGTCTTTTACTGTATTTAATAGTTTGCCTATATATTCTAAACGTGCTGTATTTGTTGTTAAATATTTTAATTCTTCTTGGTAGCCTGCATGTGCTACTGTATCTATTAGTTGTACTACATTAACATGACATTGTGATAATACACCTTTGTCTTGTAATTCTTTTGCACTAATATTGCCAATCACTGGACCAAGACTAGCGTGAATACTTTCGAACTCAAACTTCTCTTTAGGCACCGTGCCAGTTAGTCCCCAACGTATGGGTGCATTACGTAGGTTGCGAGTAAGCAAGTTCTTAAGAACTTCTGCTTTGGCTTGGTGTACTTCGTCGACAATAATAGTGCTTACACCTTCTAAGAATTCGGCCAGTGATAACACTGCGCTTCCGTCCTTATGCTTCTTGTCTAGAATATTCAAACTCTGCCAAGTGCATATAGTGTGAGTCTTACCTAAGTTCTTCCTGTCTCCGAAGTACACCCCTACATCGAGACCGCAGTTAATATAGTCCTCTTCTGTTTGTTCTACTAAGCTCTTGTTAGGAACAATCACAAGACTTCTACCATACGGCTCAGTTATGTGTGACAGCGTTGCTGTAGTAATAGTTTTACCTGCACCAGTAGCAATCTGTTGCAAGCTCTGTGGATTGTTTAAAAAGTTGTTGATTGCCTCAACTTGATAATCTCGAAGAATAATGTCTTCGCCTTCTGCAGGATGACCTTCCGGCCATTGTACGCCTTGGTCTGCCCAATAACTTTCTGTTACTGGAGTAAAGTTTAACTGTATTGGATGTCGTCTGTCTTCAATGTCTACAATCTGTACACGATTTTTAGAGAGCACTTCTTGTACAACATCAAGATGATTAACATAACCAGTGCCGCCAATACCAAAAAAAGCAACCTTGCCGTCCCAACGTCCGAGTTTGTATTGTGGCATGTGTTTTGCATATGGTACTTCAAACTTTAGTGCATTAGACAGTTTGCGTCTAACGTCTACATCAAGTCCTTCTATCTTAATGTTTACTTCATCTTCGATTATCAGTTTACAACTTGCCACTGGCATAACTCCCAAAAAGACCTACATGATTATCATTATATATAATGCAGTCGCAGTTTATATCTACATAATACTTTACATTACTACGTGAGCGTATGCTAGATTTACTTAAACAACAAATAGGTAAAAAACTAGAACTCAATAAAGTCTTAGGTAGTTTGTTCTTTTTAATATATACTATTTTTGTGTTGTTGTCAACCCAATTATTTAACTTTTGATTTTTTACATATGCATTTAACTCTAAGTTTTTTGTATCACTTGAATCTACTCTAAACATAACCGATTGCAAACTACTATCAACATATGGTAAAAATGCTTGATGAGCTTCAATAAGTTGTTGATGACAATCATCTTCATCAACTGTAACAATCAACGGAAACCGATTGAGTACATTAATACTATTTGCAATATCACTCATTGTCCATGTTTGAGGGTCTGCTGGTACAGACGAACTTGTTCTATAAGCAATCATTTCAGTTAAGTCTAGAGAATCAATGTTATCATTTGAATAGCCGTATCTTAATGAACGATCAGCTTGTTGTAAAGGTGTTAGACTTTTTATGTATTCGCGTTCTGTTGTATCCATTCTGTTTAATACATTTTCAAATGACGAACTATACTTTGATTTATCATCTAATATATTTTTAACTTTGTTAACATATTCAACTATTATTTCATCAGTTTTAAAACTACGTTCTTCTAATGCGCTGAGTATTTTAAACGCATTAGTTGGTGTTAGTTTATAAAAGTGTTCGTGCGATCCGCGAACATGAAAATATTCTCGATTTGGTATATTTAAACTTTGTATTTTTACTATATCTTTTTTATTAAACGGAAATCTCACCTTGATCCATGTAGAATCTTTCGACGATGGTTTGAACCGTGGTCGACCAGGAATACTTTCTCCATCAATAATAATAATATATTTTTCTCTATTAACAGATCTCAACGGCATACGTGTTGGTAAATCTTCTATAGAAATATTATCCAACTCTGATTCAAATGGTTTTAGCTTTTCTAAAACCAATGCATATTGTCTATCAGTTAATGCAACATCTTTTTGTGTTTGTTGACATATACTTTCTAAAATAGCACGAGCAGGCGTTTCTATGTTAACTTCGTATAATAGTTTATGGAGTACATTTTCTAAGTTCATACAAACAATATAACATATTACAACCTACTAGTCAAGTTTTTCAGTGACAATCCTTGAGATATTTCATCAAGAGTATATTCGGTGTGAGCATAATCATTTAGCCATTGCTTACGGTTTGGCCTCCTTGGATGTTCTATATTTTTAAAATCAGTGTTTGAAACATCATACGCAAGACTGCTTGGCCCAGAAAATACTGGTATGCCAGCTAGTATAGCCAATGGCCCGGGATTACTACTCCAACTTACAACAGCGTGAACTTTGTTAAATGATAGATTATAATCATCATACGTATTCAATAGTTTTTGAGGCTGATCTCTATAAACATTTTTATACTGTCTTTCAATGTCCGGCAACGGGCATCTTGGATGTGGTCGAAAAACTATAGGCATATCAGTATATGTTTGTATTTCATCTATAGTATTCATCACCCAGTTACTCATACGTGGCATGCCTTGCCACTGTAGGCTTTTATCATGTTGCCCGCATATTAGTATATACTCGCCGTTGTCTCGCCACGGCTTTAGAGATAGACCGAGTAGACAACAGCGATCACTGTTATTACTATTAGGCCCAAAGTAAGCATCTCTATTGATGCCATTTAGTCCCACCTTCCATGTTGTTCCTCGATTGATTCCACCCACTTCCAATACGATTGTTGGTTTGCCGGTCTGTTGATTTTCATTCCAAATACGTGCGTTAGGAGCCATCCTACCGTGAAATAATACACTCCATATAACATCAATGCCATTATTACTAGCATTATCGCTACAAGTGTGCCCAAGTGCATTAGCACCTTGTCTAAAAGCATCGAAAACAGGGGTTGAATTTTGTGCGCCATATTGTGTCCATAAATTAAAGTTCATTGTTAAATATCCTAGTACACTATTTAACAAGGATTAGCCCGTGACAACAATTTCTTTTGTATCAACTTTCCACAAGCCTGTATTAGATTTATACGGGCAACGCTTTGTTGACAGTTTTAGTAAAAACATTGATCAACAAATAAAACTTTATCTGTATGCAGAAGACTGTGTTCCTGTTACAGATGATCCACGTATACACATTATGGATCATCATGCAACACTTCCAAAACTAGTTGCATTTAAAAACAAATGGAAAGATGTGCCTAAAGCAAATGGAAAATGTCCATGGCCTGAAAGGCGTCCAAGAGATCATCATAAAGAGTTTAAATGGAATGCAATACGATTTGCCAACAAAGTATATGCAGTATTTGATGCTGCACAACGTTGCGATACAGATTGGCTTGTTTGGCTAGATGCTGATACGTATGTACACTCGCCTGCATTATTAATGGACTTGCAAAAGTTTACACCCAAACGTGCTTGGATGAGTTATTTAGGCAGAGGAAAGAAGTGGCCCGAGTGCGGGTTTTACGGGCTAAATCTTAAAACAGATGCAGCACAAGAGTTTTTAGCAGAGTTTGAACGTGTGTACCAAGATGCTGAAAATGGAATATTCCAAATGGAAGAATGGCATGATAGTTATGTATTTGAAGAAGTAAGAAAAAAGATACAACACAAACATAGCCGAGTGCCGTTTTTTAACATAAGCGGTGATTTAATAAACGGCGAAGGACACCCAATGATTAACAGTGATTTAGGAAAATATTTTGATCACTTGAAAGGCGACAGAAAAGAAGTTGGGAAAAGCAACAAACCAAAAGACTTGAAAGTTAAACGCACTGAAAGTTATTGGCAGTAGTTGCGCATATGCCGCCAACAAGTTCCATTGCGCAGTTCATCAAATTTCCAGTGGAACATACTAATACGTTGTAGCCATGCTTCTCTGTCAAACTCTTTTGGGCTTTCTAATCTGTGGAAATCATCATGCGAAACATCACTACACTGACTGTTTGTACTATCGGTTATAAATGAGTGATACCCTTGTATAATAGGACCTACTACGCTACTACTGTTATGGTTAACCACTGCCCATGCTTTGTGCATGTCTTGTTCCAGCGGTGTGCCAAACTCACTTATTCGTACGCCTCTTATTTTTGCCAGTCGAGAAGTACGATGATTTAAATATTGATGTGCCGCTTTGTCGCCTGGGTGTGCTCTAACAACAATGGGCCTGTCGCTGTGTTTTCGAATACGATTAATAGTTTGTATTGCCCATTCTTGCACATCTAGCCCTTTCATGCTCCAACCACCGTTGCGTTGCATCATTAGAACAATAAACTTTCCTTTTTTAATAGTAGGTTGTAACTGTATGCCAGTGTCTCTACTAATAATATTCCATCTATTAGGATCAACGTGTGCATCGCAATATTCGCCAGTTGTAGGGAATATTCCATTAAAACTATATCGTAGATAGCCATGCGGATTAAGTTTATTAGCATATAAAAAAAGATTAGCATCGGCGCAGCAAACATGTTTATTTGTTTTAGCTTGATGATTAATAATGTCGTCTCTTAACTTTAAATGAGGAGTAGTTTTTTTATCATATACCCATCCTTGTATAACTCCAACATCAGAGTTTACTAAGTGTTCTCCATCATGTAGTATACCGGTATCGCCTGCTGCATTAACACCTTGTACAAAATGTTTTAATAACAATGTCTTTTGTTCATTGCTGTTTGCTCTTGGAACACTTTTAAGATAACTAACTACTTTCATTTAGTATTTCCCAGGCAATGCCTGTACGCATTTCTTTGGCTGTAAACTGACAATAACTTAGATGTGCAGCAAATGCAGTCATGTCGACAGGGTTAGGTATATACAAATCATTTATCTGAGATATTTCAGTATTACAAAACATTGTTGCTGAATTTTGTGCTAATGCTATTGCAGGAACACCGTAAAGTAATGCTTCAGTGGCCGCAATGCTATTATAAGTAACTACGCAATATGCATCCTCCATAGCCTGCTGAATAGTATTTGTACTAGTTCGATCGGTACGTGAAGGTTTTAGTCTAACTTCAATATCCATTGATGTATATTTTTTAATCTCTGCTATAGTTTCTTGCATCCATGTATCCAAGTTATATCCATTAAATACCATAACTTTTTCACTTGGTGGAACTATTAATATTTTTGATCCAGGGCGATGATTTCTATATCTCCATTTTAATAGACCGAGTCTATCGTGGTCTCTAGGAATACAAGGTCCAAGATTTTGCATAGCGTTTTTTGTAATTCGATGATAATCTTTTTTGACACCAGCTTGTATATATCCAGTATCAATAGTATAAAAATCAATATTATGTTGCTGACAGTACCTAATAGCTTTACGACTAGTGCCGCCTATGCCTCTACAAACTAATGGATTGGTAGTGCCTTTCTTAGCGTCCCATTCGCCAAGTTTGCCACCGCATCCAATAATAAATGATTCAAGATAAGGATCGTATTCAACACCTTTTTTTGATAAATCAAAATCTTCTGTATCTGGTGCTATTGCTTGTACTTTTCTGCCCATATTATTTTCCTTAACTTCTTTTAATATTTTATCCGGCTGGTATACTACTCTGTCAGGATCAACTATATCCTGTACTGTTGCATTAAAATAATCAATAAGATATTTTGGATAATCTAAGTCGTCTATTTTTCTATCTCTAAATCTTAAATCACCGATCTTTTTTTTTGACTTTCGATTATTTCTTCATGCATACGACTTTTTGCATTATACCATTCACTTGCATATTCGCAAGATTCATATTGTTTAAACCAAGGGCCACCTTCTGTGTAGTGTAAAAACTTTGGAGATCCATCCTCTGGTTCTTTGTACCATCCTACTAACCAGTTCCATTCGTGACTTAGTTCTCCAATTTCTGTATCGTCTAGCCAACTAAATCTATGAAAGTATGCTCCAGTTTTATGTACATTGTTTACTTGTTCGGCTGTTATACTTGCATTGCTAGGATGCCCACAGTTAATAAGCATCATACTACTCCAGTTTTTACGTGGATATATATGCTGAACTTGTCCGTCCATTTTTACAGTTTCTTTTGGAGTGTAATCATGTTGAGCGCACATCACAGCATATTTGTCATCAACTTGGTCAAACAATAGTTTAACATCTTCGAGAGCAACAAAGTCACAGTCAATAAACAATGCCCAACCTTTATACTCGGTTAAATGCGGAATAAGAAATCTTGTAAATGTAAATTCTGTACTTGCTAACGCATCTACTGGTCTAGTATATACTTTATGCTTACGAAGTTCTTTTTGCTTCAATGGTATAACTTCAACAGGAACACTAGCAAGTTGTTCAATACTGCTTTTACACACTTGGTATGCAATATCTTCTCTGCTATCCCAACCTACAAATATTTTTAATGGTTCAATAGGTTGATCTATTTTAATCTCTTCGCTCAATATCTTTCTCCGTTAATTCGTTACCTAACCATACTTCTATTACACGAACTGTCTTTTCGTCATTGTTAACTGCTTTATGCCAGCAAAGTGCAGGTATATCTAAACTGTGACCTTGGCCAACAACATATGTGTGCTTTTCTTCGCCGTCATACTGTAGTGTAATCTCTACATTACCTTCAACTACATGCCAATGTTCCGAACGTGTAAAATGCCGTTGGTCGCTTAATGCTTTACCTGCATCAAACTCTAGTTGTTTTACTTGCCAGCCATCGCCCTTGTCTAGCACAGTGTATCTGCCCCAAGCACGTTCTGTAGTAGGTTGGCTCCATTCTTTTAGTATCCAACTGCTACTGTTTTTCTTGTCCTCACCGCCAACACCAAATACAAATTCTACATCAGGATGATTGCCGTATGTTGCTTGTTCTGGTATGCTACCATCAACTCTATCGCCTCCGTTGGCGACAATCAACTTGCCTCTGTGTGTGGCAAGCAAATAACCAATAGCTTGTGTTGTGCCGCCTGTGTCGTCGTCTTTAACAAGTATAACTTCATCAACACAAGCAAGTTCTTTTACTATTGCAGCACGTTCGTGAAAAGGCATAAACGGCCTGCCTTTTTTATTCACAAGCCATGTATCGCTGTTTAATCCTACAACTAGTTTATCGCCCAACTGTTTTGCTGCTTTAAAATATTCAATATGACCGCTGTGAAGTGGGTCGAACCCGCCTGTAACTAATACTGTTTTCATAATAGTACTTATATGATAGTTTTATTCTGTTCTAAAAAAGTGGCATATGTTATTTGTTCGTAGTTAATATTTTTATTTACAAACCACGTTTCGTATATTTTTTCAGGTTCGTCATTTATGAATACTTGATCAACTGCAACTTTGTATCCATTGCTAACCATAAACTCTTTTGCAAGTAGATTATATTTGCTGCCTTCTTGATACTCATCGTGTTCAAATGTTATACAGTCAAATGTAACGCCTTGACTTATTACTCGTTGTAATGCTCGAAATGTATTTGCAGCAGGTTCGATATCACAGCTCAAATATCCTACATGCATATTCATATTATTTTCTTGTATTGCTTTTTGATAATCAAAAGTTAGTGCATTTTCAAAATAACATTTATTGTTTCTAGATTCTGCTTGCCAATCTGGTAAGTGTTTTTGTGAAAGCTCAATACTAAAACCTTGAAAGTTGTTGTTTTCTAACTCGTATGTGTTGTTAAACTTTACAGGTTTTTTGGCGCCGATTTCGATATAAGATTTTGTAGTGCATATGTTTAATGCAAATAAATCTTGACATGATTGAGAATAGGATTTCATTAACTTCTCATTCCATTGAATACTGTTTTCTTAAACTTTTCATTATCAGTATGCACACTGTTAATCAGTTCAAAGTCTAAGTTTAGTTGCTTTAATAAAGATGCTATTGCTTGTGTATCTTTAGGCAAGCACATACCACCATACCCTCTAAGATTGGGATTTACATCTAAATACATATCAGTAGCTTTGCCCGTTTTGATATAGGCATTTTTAATCGTAGTATAATCGCAATCTAACTTTTCACAAATTTCGTACATAACATTTGCAAATGTGACACGCAAAGCAGCGTACACATTGTTATAATATTTTAAAACTTCTGCTTCATTAGGCGTTAGGTGTTCTGTGTGTTCTGGTAACTCGCCGTGTGCTTTTACAAGTTTACGATACACCCAAATATCATGTGTGCCAATTGCAAGCAACTTATGATTGTTAATAAAATCTTCTGCTGCACAACGTTCACGTAAAAACTCTGGCACAAAACATATAGTAAGATTTCTATATGTATCTATCATGCGTTGTGTAAATCCTGGAACAACTGTACTACGTATTGCAATAATACCTTTGTAAGAATAAAGATTGAGTTCTTTTATTACTGATTCTAATATACTTGTATCACAACTTCCATCAGCAGCTTGAGGAGTAGGCACACATAGAAATGCTATTTCGGCATCCAAGACTTCGTTGATTGTTGTGTCAAGTTTTGTATCATGTGTAACTAGGTCATGTCCTAGCATACTAAACCCTGAATAATTGGCACTGCCTACCGCGCCCATACCTATAATACCTATCTTCATAATAAACTTTCCACTGTCTTTCTCAAACCGTCTTGCAAAGGTGTATAATCATCAAACTCTGTTAGCGTTCTAACAAGTGTTGTATCTGGGCAACGGCGTTTTGCACTACCAACAGGTCCAGGGCGTACTTCAAGTTTATCTGGATTGATACCCATTATGCCCATTATTAGTTTGGCTACTAGCTTTATTTTAACTTCGTATTGACTGCCAACGTTTACAGTTTTGTTGCTGTGATTGCGCACAAGTATATCTGTCATTTTTACAGCATCGTCTACATAACAGAAGCTACGGGTATCATCGCCTTTGATATAATATTCTCCTGCTTTACAACGTTCTACAAACTCGTTGATAAAATGATCTATCTGTCCTGGTCCATACACGTTAAAGTAGCGTATGATAAGATATTCCAATCCACTGTTTGCTACTAGGTTTTCGCCAAGAGCTTTCGGAATACTATAACTCCATCTTGGATTCGTAATGTCGTTAAACACAACTGGTACTTGCTCATCAGTTGGCACAGGGTAATAACCTTCATCTATTGCTCCGTTAAATATTTCACATGTACTTGCAAACACAAACTTGGTGTTTGTATCTCTATAACGTTCGATTAAGTTTATTGTAGGCAATGTATTATTAATCAATACATCAGTAGGCTGTTCATAAAATAGTCGAGTACCATTAGTTGCTGCAAGATGTACTACAACATCACAATCAGGCATTGAACTAGTTACACCAGAATACCTTAGGTTTTTAATATTTCCGTCTTTTTGATCATATGGAAATACTTCGCCAGTATCTTTTACATAGTTATAATAATGACTACCAATAAATCCTTTATGTCCTGTTAATACTATTTTCATTTCTTTTTCTTTGTTGCTTTAATAAAATAAACATCGCGTTGTTCTTTTCGTGTGCCTTTGTAATGACACATGTGATTTTTAAATGCTGAATCAAAGTGTCCTTTGCTAATACCTTTTGGACTAATACTCTGACCAACAATCTTGTTTTCTTTTTCTAGCTTTTCTAAGCAAGCATCAAATACATGACAATCTAACTGTGCAGGTAGATTGTATATTTCATCTGTATCATAATACCATTCCCATAAGTCAAAAAACTCAGCACTATTAGAACAGTCTAAGTTAAAACTTAACCAACCTGTTTCTGTGTATTTTCCGTCGCGGCCAAGATAGCTTACAAACTTATCATTGTCTAAGAAGCTACGCAAGTACTCTTCGTTAATAGGTGCAAGTATTTCGGTGTCAGCATCGAGCCAAATAAGTCTGTCAGTTTTAACTTTTCGACTAGCATCAATAATACAATAACTTTTGTAACTAAATCTTACAGCATCAGTATAAAACCCTTTGGTACCTTCTTTAACAGGTCTTCCACTATTGCGCTTTTTAAAACGTTTAAGTCCTTTAGATTCCTTTGAAAGAATATAGTTTTTCCATTTCTCAGTATCGTCAAATAAAGGTGTGTCAGTGTATACTAACACATTAACATTTTCATCTAAATATTTTTCCAAACTATTCATAAAATACTTGGCATATATTTCATAATGCTGATCGCCAAATGTTGTAACGATTGTTGTTTTTACATTACCATCCAAAAATATAATCCTTTCTTACATTTGTTATTTCACGAGCACCAAACGATTTTAAAAATAGACCAGCACATTCGTCAGTATCAGCTTGTTGTTCGCATACAATAATAGGTTTGTATTTTAGTATTGTATCCATTGCACCCTTGAGTACTTCAAGTTCGTGTCGCTCGCAGTCTATCTTTAATAGGCCAAACTTAGGAAGATTCAAATCGTCTAGTCGTTTGATATTAATACTACCTTGTCCTATATTGCTTACAAAACTTCCGCCAGTGTTTTCAGGATCGTATACCATTTCAACTAAATCGTTTACGTTTCCTAATGCATGTTTATGTATGTCTACGTTTAATCCTGCTACATTACTTTCTAAACAACTATACACTTGTTCAAGTGGCTCAAATGCTATTACACGTTTAAATCTTTCAGTAAGAGGTTTTGCCCATAATCCGACATTGGCTCCGATATCAATAGCAATATCAAAGTCTCTTACATATTTGTATGCTTCATCTCTTACATCATCTTGATATTGTGCAGGGCCGCCATTGTTAATACGTTTGGTAATCAATCTTTCAAAATGATTATCAGTATCAGGCATCCAATAGTTGTATACTTGTTTCATAATGTTGCATCTTCCATGCCTGCTACTCGTAACTTAACTACATTTGTAATCTGCCATTGCTTTTGATCAAGTGCTTTAAGTACACCTAACCACTTGTTACGTAGCAATGCAAACTCGTTAATAATCTTTTCGTAGTCGCATACATCTGTTTCGCCATCGACATATTTTTCTACATCACGACTACTTAATGCACGTTGATAGTTTTCTAGATACTTCTTAAAAAACGAGCTACGCAACTTGCGTAACTCGATATTTAAATATTCAAGAATAGCTTCAATCTCTTGAAGTTGATTGAACCGGTGTTCAACAATACCTGGCATCTCGGCAGCAGCACGTTCTACATTGCCTTTAAGTTTCACTTCAGAACGAGCTGTTACCAACTCGTTCTCAAAGTGTTGTATTGCGTTAGGTATTTCCGATATGTCTCGACTAACTTGACTATACCATCCCATTATTCATCCCATTCATCTTCATCATCTTCGCTCTGATCTAGTTCTAAATAATATTGAATAGCAGTATCAAGTCTTTTACTATTACCCATCATATCCTGTAACTGAACTTCGGACATTCCATAGTCAGCCAACATATCGACATAGCGTTCTGCTGCCATTTCAACATGTTTTTTATCTAGATATTCTTTAAACAAGTTCCACAAATCGGCTGCTATTTCTTCGTTCATATTACATTATTCCTCAACTAAGTTATCTTCGGTATTTACCAATTCAGCATCTTGAGCAGCCAGTTCTGCTTCTTCTGCTGCTCTAGCTGCGTCAGCTGCTAGTTTTGCAACTTGTGCTTCTTTAGCTGGTAAGTCTGCCATAACTTTGTCAAGTAGATCTCCTGTCCAACGTTTGCGGAATTCTAGAATAGGTTCACCAGTACTCATAACATATTCGTACCGATTGCCTTTCTTTTCTAGCAATCCTTTTGCGTCCATCAAGTCAAACATGCCCGAATACGGATCCATGCCTGTTTCATATGGAATCTCAACTTGTACACTTTCAAACGGTTTGTTGTAACGTGTTTTCATTACTTTACACGCTGCACGAATACCATGTACTTGTGATGTTTTGTTGCCGTCTGCGTCTACTTTAAGTTTAAGTTTCTTCATAGCAACAACCATAGAGCTTGCATACACAAAGCCCGAACCACCTGAGATCTTGTCATCTGGATCAAACATATCCTGTGATGCATAAGTGTGGTTAGTAACAACCATACCTACATTATATGAACCAAACATATTCACACAGTTAGTTACAAGTGCCTTTAGTGCCTTTGCCTTACGACCAAAGTCACCTTTCATATCACCCTTTTGGAACTGGTCCATTTCAGTTGGTGACATAAGCATACCAAGTGAGTCAACTACAAACAATACTTTAGGACGATCTTCTTCCGCCATTGCTTTGTAGTCTTCCATAAACGTACTAACTGTTTTAGCAACATCATCAATCATTGCCATGTTAAGTTTAAGAAGCTTGCTTTCGTCTGTGTCTACTTTTAGTGCTTGTAGCCATGTTTCGTCAAGTGCGTTTTCACTGTCAATCAGTACAACAAAAATGCCTTGCTGCTGTGCGTACTTAACAATGTTACCACTTACAATGTACGACTTGCCTGCGCCAGATTCGCCTGCGAACACTGACACTTTACCTAGAGGAATACCTTTTTGAAAGTCTCCACTTAGTAAGTAGTTGAGTGCAAAGTTGCCTGTACTAATCCAATCAGTTGGATCGTTAAAGCCTGCACTCATACCCGTAATAGATTTTGTCAACGAATTACGAAACTTCGTTGGATCGAATGACTTATTTGCCATGTATATCTCCTATTAAATGAATGAAGTAAAAGGGTTGCTGTGTAATAAAGCAACCCTTTTTAGTTGCTATTAACCTTGACGTGAACGGATCATTGCAAGGATGTCTTGCGCTCCGCCAGCTGCTGGTTCTGCTGCTGGTTCTGCTGCTGGTGTAGCAGGTTCTTGCCATCC